TCCGCGTGATCTACGGCTATGCACCGCAGTACGGGCTCGGGGGCGTGCAGGTCATCACGGACAGCGGGCTCCCGCTCGAGGACCAGCCGCAGTCGCCGAGGGTGCTGATGGAGGCGACCTCGACGTTCATGGCCCTGATCGCGTCCCGCAAGCTGATCCACGACGGGGACCCGGTCCTTCGCAAGCAGGTACTTTCCGCGATCGTCAAGGAGGCTCCTACGGGTTCCTACTTCGTCCCGTCGAAAGAGGTCCAGGGGCTGATCGCCGTCATCCTCGCGGCCGACCAGGCGTCGCAGCCGCCGAGCAAGCCGACGATCCATGTCTGGGCGGAGGCCTGATGGGTCTTCGCTCCTGGCTGACCGGCGTCAACCACTCGGGAGAGATTCCGAACGCGAACCCGCCGTCGACCCCGTCGACCGTCGGCGCCGGGGAGGCGGACGGGAACCCGGTCGGGATCGAGATCGTCGGCGCCGAGCTCGAGGCGCGATCCCTGCCGGCGTTCTACCCGTCGCCGTGGGCCGGCTGGCCCGCCGGATGGTCGACGCCGAACTGGGACGGCGCGTCGAGGTTCAACGAGCTGATCGACGTCGCCTGGACGTGCCTCGACAAGAACGCCTCGGTCCTGTCGACGCTGCCGGTCTTCCGCAGCAGGGGCGGCAAGGTCATGTCGCCGAGCTCCTGGATGATCAACCCCGACCCGACGATCTACTCGTCCTGGGAGGAGTTCGCGAACCAGCTCTTCTGGGACGTGCAACTCGGGGAGGCGTTCGTCGTCGCGATGAACCGCTTCTCCGACGGCTACCCGATGAAGTTCCGAGTGATCCCGCCGTGGGCCTTCCACGTCGAGTTCAAGGGCGGGGTCCGGACCTACCGCCTCGGCGGGCCGGACGGGATCGACGTCACCGCCGACGTCCTGCATATCCGGTACAAGTCGACGACCGACGGGGCGCACGGCGTCGGCCCCCTCGAGGTCGCCGGCGGCCGGATGCTCACCGCCGGGCTGATCGCGAAGTACGTCCGGGAGATGGCCTCGACAGGCGGGGTCCCGACCCGGACGATCGAGGCGGACGTCTCCCTGTCGAAGGACGAAGCCCAGGCGCTGATGGACGCCTACATGACGGCCCGGGTGCAGAACGCCGCGGCGCCGCCGGTCTTCGACTCCGGGGCGAAGCTGAAGGACCATCCCGCCGTCTCCCCGAAGGAGATGGCGATGCTCGAGCTCGAGCAGTTCAACGAGTCGCGGATCGCCGTCCTGCTCGGCGTCCCGCCGTTCCTCGTCGGGCTCCCCTCCGGCGGGGACTCGATGACGTACTCGAACGTCTCGACGCTGTTCGACTTCCACGACCGGCAGAAGCTGCGGTCGCTCGCGGTCAAGGTCATGAGTGCCCTCTCGTTCTGGGCGCTCCCGCTCGGGCAGCGGGTCGAGATCAACCGCGACGAGTACACCCGGCCGGCGTTCGACCAGCGCGCGGATGCCTGGTCGAAGTTCATCGACTCGGGCGTGATCGCCCCGGAGGCCGTCGCGATCTACGAGAACTTCCAGGGCGCGGCGCCGGGCCTGCCCGAGACCGAGACCGAGCCGATGGACGCGATCACCGGAGGTGAGCGGTAGTGCCGTGGCACATCGAGAAGCGCGACGACGAGTTCTGCGTGATCAAGGACGCCGACGGCAAGAGCGCCGGCTGCCATCCGACCGAGGAGAAGGCGAAGGCGCAGCTGGCCGCGCTGTACGCGAGCGAGAACCGCGCGGTCGAGCCGAAGGCCCCCGTCGAGTCCCGGGCGGCGACCGTCGAGGGCGTCGACTTCCCCCAGCGGACGATCGAGGTCCTGGCGGTCCCGTACGAGCAGGAGGCGGTCGTCGAGTACCGCGGGGAGATATGGCGCGAGTCCTTCGAGCGCGGCGCCTTCGACGGGATCGAGAAGCGGCCGAACCGCGTCAAGGCCTTCCGCGATCACGCTGCCGGCGCGCACCTGCCGGGGACCTCGACGAGCGGGCTCGTCGGTCGCGTGACCTCGTTCTCCCCGGAGCGGACCGAGGGCCTGGTGGGCGTGGTCCGGATCGCGAAGACCCAGCTCGGGGACGAGACCCTGTCCCTCGCCGACGAGGGCGTCCTCGGCGTCTCGATCGGCTTCGGCGTCCGCGGCTCCGACCAGGTCCTCGACCGGACCGAGCAGCGCCGGCGCATCCGCAAGGCGTTCGTCGACCACCTCGCGTTTCCCGACAACGGGGCGTACGACGGCGCGCAGGTCATCGACGTCCGGCGCGAGCGGGCTCCGGCGTCGGAGCTCCCCAAACTCGACACTCCTCGACTCGACGAGATCGTCGCGTGGATGGAGTCGCGCAGGAAGTAAGCACTACCGACCCCTCCCAGAGGAGGTCGCCTCGAGGATGAGGCGGGTCGCAGCGGGTGCTCGCTGGCCGAGAGGGCCGAGACCTATCCGCAGGCGCGCGAGCGCCCGAACCTCCGAAAGGGGGGACAAGCAATGCCACCGGAAGAGAACAGCAAGACCGATGCCATGATCAATCGCCTCGAGCGCGAGATCGCCGAGCGCGATTCGTTCATCCAGGGCACGGTCGCGAACGCGCAGGACACCGAGCGGGACCTGACCGCCTCCGAGCAGGAGCTGGTCACCGAGTCCCGCAAGCGGATCGAGGTCGTCGAGGAGCAGCTCGACTCGCTCCGCGCCGCCTCGGTGCGATCGGCGGAGGCCCGGCAGAAGGCCGCCGACGTCCAGGCGCAGATGGCGAAGATGCGCCATGAGGTCGACAAGGGGGCGATCGAGTACCGCTCGGCCGGCGAGTACGTCCTCGACCAGTACAACGCCTCCCTCGGCGACCGTCCGGCGTCCGAGCGGCTCGAGATATTCCACCGAGCCGCGGCGCACCAGAAGACGTCGGACAACCTCGGCGTGATCCCGAACCCGATCCTCGACGGCGTGATCAACTTCATCGACGCGGCCCGGCCGCTGGTCCAGATTCTCGGACCTCGGCCGATGCCGTCGGCGACGTGGTTCCGACCTCTGGTGACGCAGGGGACGTCGGTCGCGGTGCAGGGGTCGGCCGGAGCGGCGGCGGATGAGAAGGCCGAGCTCGTCTCGCAGAAGATGACGATCACCCGCCTGACCGCCAACGCGGTCACCTACGGCGGGTACGTCAACGTCTCGAGGCAGAACATCGACTTCTCCTCGCCGGGCGTCATGGACACGATCATCAACGACCTCGCGGCCCGGTACGCGATCCAGACGGAGGCGGCGCTCGGAACCTCGCTCGACGCCTCCACGTCCACGAACGTCGGCTACGGTGTCTCACCGACCGCGGCGACGATCCGGACGGCGCTCTGGACCGCGGCGTCGACGATCTACACCGCGACGGCGGGGCTCGGTCGGGTCATCCTGGCTCTCTCGCCGGGACGGCTGCCGGTGTTCGGCCCGCTCTTCGCCCCCATCGTGAGTGTCGCCCAGACCGGAGACGGTCTGTCGGCGGGCGACTTCGCGCAGGGCCTAATCGGTGCCGTCGCCGGGATCCCGACGTACATGTCGGCCGGCCTTGGGACGAACAAGGCCTTCCTGTTCTCGACCGCCGCAGTGGAGGTCTACGAGCAGAGGGTCGGAACGCTCCAGGTCACAGAGCCGTCGGTGCTCGGCGTCCAGGTGGCGTATGCGGGCTACTTCACGCCGCTTCGCCTCGTGGACAACGGTGTTATCGAACTCACCGCAACGTAAGCCCTGATCTGGGGTAAGGACCATCGGGACGAGGGGGCCTGGATCGTCCAGGCCCCCAACCCCGAAGGAGGGAAGGCACATGGCAGAGGACCCGAGATTCCCATCGGTTAAGGCGGACCCGACACCGGACCCGACTCCGGAGGAGGCGACGAGGCTCCGTCTGCAACTCGAGCGTGACCTTGCGATGCATGAGGGCACCGGCCGCGAGGATCTGGCGAAGGCGGTCAAGGCACGGCTCAAGGACCTCCCCGCGGCTGAGGTCGCAGAGGCAGAGGAGGTCGACTTCGGGACGGGCAACTACGAGGATCGGACCGTGGCCCAACTCAAGGCACTGGCCGAGAGCAAGGGACTGCCGACCTCGGGAACCAAGGACGACCTCATCAACGCCCTGAGGGGGTAGCAGATGGCAACCACGATCTTCAGAAGGGATCACCTGCTCCGAAGGGTGGTCGACCCGACAGGGACGGCTAAGGACTTCCTCGGACGCAACACGACGTCCACAGCAGACAGTGACGGCCGACTGCTCGTCGCGATCGACTGGCCCGGCGCGGTTGCGAACGCGCTGGGGGACTACGTCGACATCCCGGCGACCAGGATCGTCTACCGCTGCACGGTGGCTGGTACGTCCGCGGCGGGAGTACCGACCGCACCAGGGGTCGGGAGCACCGTCGTGAGTGGGACGACGACCTGGCTCCAGTTGACGTCAGCGGGTACGTAAGTGGCCTATGTCGCCGCTGCCGACTTCAGGGAGAGGACGCAGAAGCCCTGGACGGCGAACTGCCTCCTAACCGAGGCCGATGGGACCGACGCCTATCTGGACCTCGTCATCACTCAGGTAGTCACCCAGATAGAACTCGACCTGGACGATGACTTCGACCCGCCCAATCCGGACAACGACGAGACGATCTACGTCGGCGGGACGATCGGGTCGAGGCTGTACATCCCTCGGAGGGTTCGGTCTCTCACGACGGTCAGCACGCAGCCATTATCCGGTTCACCTACCGCGATCTCCTCCACGTCCTACCGGCTTCACGCATCTCTCAACACCGCTGGGACGGCGATGGTGGACCGGCGCCGACGTGACTGGCTGGACTCGAACTCGGCCACGATCTGGGCCTCGGCTGGAGGGATACAACTCATCGGGAAGTTCGGCTGGGCCGTGGTCCCCGGTGATATCAAGCGGCTGGCGTCACTCCGGGTCTACCGGATGGTGAAGGCCAACGCCGACCCTTTGACGACGATCACCCAGCGCACGACCGCCGACGCCATCATGACGTTCGGCCCCTCCGATGAGGAGACCAGGATCGTGAACAACTACTCCCGAGCCGTCCCGGCGCTGGCATGAGCGCCATCGTCATCTGGCGCCCCGAGCCTCTGACCGCTCGCCTGATGGCCGCAGCATCACCAGCAAGAAGTGATGTTGCACGGCTGGCGAACATGCGAGCACCGGGGAGCATCAAGGTCCAGGTGCTCGGTGAGTCCGTGGGGACGCTTCATCCGGCTGGATTGTTCCATGAGTTCGGCACGAAGCCGCACACGATCGAGCCGAAGGGCAAGGTCCTGAAACTGGCGGACGGTGGGTTCGTCTCAGGACCGGTGAAGCACCCCGGCATGAAGGCGACGCCGTTCCTGCGTCCGGCCAAGGAACTCTGGCCCACGGCGTACAGGAGACAGGCGATGGGAGCCTTCCGTGGCATC